GGATCACGGCTCAGTTGTTCGGCTTTCTCAAACAACAGGTCTGTGTACTCAGCAGCAGCAATAGCGTAGCGTTTAGAGAACTCTTTACGCTTTGACTCCAGCGTGTCGTTATGCCTCCACTCCAGCGCACGGACAGTCTCATGCGTCACTTTGCACTTCTTGGCGATAACATTGATACGCCCACCCTGCGCCAGCATCCAGAGGATCTGTGCCGCCACATTCGGGTTGTAGTTCTCGATAGTGTTCCGAGGGAATTGCTTAGCTCTTTCCTTGACCTCAAGGAAGAACTCTTTCATCGCCTCTTTGCTATCAATCGCTGATAGATCTTCGTCGCTCATTTGGTCTTCTTGCCGTTTTTAACCTTAACGGACCCAGAGTGCAACTCTTTTTTGAGCTTATTCTGTTGCGTCGAGGAAAGCGGAGAACCCTTACTAAGTAGGTAGCCTACTTGCTTTTTGCTTTTGGTCTTCATTTCTTTTGTAGGATTCTAATGTCGCGCATAACCTCTGGCGTGGCAATGCCCTTCTTCATGAACATTTTAAGAACAGAGTCTGGTTCTTGGTTTTTCTGCATCTGCTTCCAGATGTATCTAGCCCTAGTTCCATCGCTAGTGCTAAGTGCTTTTACCAGCTTGTCTTTATCACCAATGTTCAGCCTGTCATCAATAAGGCGTTGTTTGTGGTGGCTTGCCAACGACTTACCCTTGTTTGGATCTTGCTTAGCAATCTCACGAATTCTTGCTTCAAGGTCTTTTCTTGGAAGAGTAGAAATCTCATCATAAGCATCTGTGATTGTATCACGCTTAATTTTGGGCGCATCAAGAACCTCCCCATCAAGAGCCGCAAGGGAAATCTCGCTGCCAAATCCGTTATCTCGGAGCATTCCTGCAATCTTGCCTTCATCAAGTCCAATTGTCCGCAAGTTACTTACATGGCGGTTTAGGGATTGAAGATTGTCCCTGTATGACTGGTTGCTTTGATTGTAGACTTCATCAAACTCCTGTTGGTTCATCTTCCCATCTTCAACGCTAAACCTTGCTCGTGCGATATTTGATCGTTCAGTATTAAGGTTGTCATTTAAAGATCTGGCCCTAAACCCAAACCCTTTATCTATTGTTGTGTCGTTAAAGCGAAGGCCAATTAGTCTCTGTGCAGTTTGACTTACTGGTCTTGTTTTTGACTTTTCCACTTCATTTACAAAACCAGGAGTTAGCAACTCACCGACAAAAAACTTGCCTTTATCAAGCATCTTTGTGGAGGGGTCTTCAGCCGTAGTTATTTTGCGATCTCTTTCAAAATCGTAATTATTTAGAGCTTGGGTAAGAGCATTCATTGTGAACGATCCCTCTCCAAGAATGTCTTCGCTGATGCCCTCGACTCCATACTTCAAACCCTCCCCGAACGACCTGCCATTAAACCCTGCCATAAACGGGCCAACAAACTGTTGTTGAGGAATTAGATAAGATGTGTTCATCCACCTTACATCACCAGTCTTTGGATCTGATGTGATAAACAATGGACGCTTTTCAGCGTATTCCGGCAAAACAGTTTCCCGCAGTGCCCTGTTTTTTTCCCTAGTGGTTCCAAGGAACTCCATTGTTTTCTCTATGGTCATTGCACTTGTCCCATAGACAACAGCAAGGGATGCCATTTTTTTGACAGCCTCATCTCTAATTGCTTTTTGATTTGCCTCCACCCCAAACTTCTCAGATAACTCTTGGGCGTAGGAGCCATCGCGCATCTTCTTAATTAGTTTCCCTTGGTTGTATTGATTGCGAGCCAATTCAACAGTAAATGTCGCAAATTGACCGAACGGAACTCCATACCTTGAAAGGGTCTTAAAGTTTCTATTTACGAAGTCGTAGTTTTGAAATGTATTATTTGTAAATTCGGCGGCCTGCTTTTCAATCAAATCAAGCGGCGCGTTAGGGAATTGCCTAGTGAGCTGTGATTCGTAATTCTTTGCAGTAGCCAGCCTGTTAATAACATCAAAGGAGCTGTATAACTTACCAAATGGGTCTATTATTTTTTGTGCAGATTTACCTATTGACCCAGATTGTAACCCAGCTTGTATGTCAGAAAATGTCAGACCCTGTGGAATAAGCCCAAGTTCTTTTTTCCTTTTGAACTCGTCCAAATCAACATTGGAAAGTTTTTTGGCTATCGACTCAAATTGAGCAGCGGCAAATTTACCACCCTGCTTAAAGTCTTTAAATGGATTCATGCCCATTCCAGCCATGTTTACTGGGCCATAAATATAATTGGACGCAAAGGATACTGGGTTAAATACAGTCTTTGCTGCCTTCGAGGCAGATACCGATGTTTGCCACAAGTCTTTTGCGGTTTTTTCAGCAAAGTCCATTGCGGCATTATCAGTTCCATTCGCGTACAAATGATTGATTGCTACCTGTAATTCTGGCGGCCCATAAAGTTCTTCTTCTCCAATCCTTGCGTTACCCCTCCGCAGCTTGATTGGCTGGAGTCCCTCTACTCCTTCTCCAGCAAACTTCGCAATCCCCATATCCCTAAAAATGTTAGAGATCTGGTTGTCAGCTTTATCATACGCCACAAGCCTAGACAGCTTTGACATAGTCTCGCTAATCTTTTCACCTGGCGTTGTGTACTCACCAAGATACTTTCTTAACGCTGGAGATAAGTCTTTCTTTTCCTTTAGGATTCCAGCGTTTTGTGAGTAAATCCAGTTATGCAATTCGTCTGGATTGCTGGCTTTTTTGAGGTTCAGATCGGCAATATACTTTTCCGCATCAGCTTTAGACAGTGGCGGTAATTCAATTTCATTTCCATATTTAGGATTTTTAATCTCAAACCTACGGCCTTGAGCATCAGTTTTCTTAATGAACTTTCGTTTATCAATACTGATTCGAGGCTGCGTTATTAGGTCGTTAAGCAACTCTTGAGACGATTGTTTAGATGGAGAGTAGTTTGCGTCTCCAAAGAAAGCGTAGGATCTAGTGAGGTAATCACCTTCATTCTTGCTTTCCTCAATGTACTTGGCAAGAAGGTCTGGCATCTTCCTTTGCCCGTTGTAGTGCATCTCAAGAAGTCCATCTTGATACTCAGCAATGTACTTTCTGGCTTGAGAAAGATCGGCAGCAAGAGACTCAAGCTCCTTGGGAACCTTGGGGGCTTTACCTGTGATGTACTCCAACGCAAACTGCTGGACTGCGGCTGGATCGGAAGACTTAGCAATAGCGTCATTTACCCTAGATCCAAGAATGCCTCCTACCTCGCGACCAGTAGAAGCAATGTTGGCTGCGTCACGCATTGCTTGAGCTGCTTCTTTTCCAACGACTTTGGTTGGAGCGATGTTAGCCTTTGCGGTTTGCCCAAGAGTTCCAATAAACTCTTTCAAGTTGTCCTTAGTTAAAAAGTCCTTGGGGTCTACATCTTGAGTCAGCGCATCAACATAAGAAACTGCCCCGCTATCTCCACGGTTGACTAAGTTATTTAATTCATTTGGGGATTTTCCAGCAAACTTCTTAAGAATAGGGATCATTTCTTTTTGGGTCTTCCCGATCCCAGCCCCAAATAATCCAGCAACAACGCTAGATCCTACAAGTTCACCAGTACTAGGCAGCTCGCCGGTTTCATAAAGCTCTTCAGCGGCAACCGTTGTGGGGGCCGCAATAGCACCGACAGCAGCTGTAGTTGCAATAGGGCGTTTAGCCAATGCCTCGGATGCTTTAACTAATGCTTGTGGCCCTTTTGTAATCTTACTTCCTGGAATAAGGTTCATCAATGACGACACAGCGGTTCTGCCCCAGTTGATTGAATCACGACCTTCTATTTTTTGAGCGGAGATAGACCCAGTTGCGCCACCTCCAGTCGCCCCAAGAAAATAACCAATACCGGCTCCAACTGGAACTGTAATAATTTCTTCTGGCAACAATGCTTGCGGCCCCATTTGGCCTAATGCCACAGCAGTTCCAGCTCCAGCTAATGTGCCAGCAACCTTTGAGCTTTCGGAAATACCAATCTCCGCTAGAAGCCCAGCACCTATTTGCATAAGTGAAGGTTCTTTCTCTGGGTTCTTTTCTGCCTTTTTAACCCTAGACTCAAGCTCCTTATTTACAGATTCTTGCGTCCGTTCTGCAGTAACTGGTATTGCAACTCCATCAATATCAACAGTTGGCCGGATACCTTGCGCTTCTTTATTAAGATTCTTGGCTACCTGCTCGTTTTGGATAGCCTCTTCTTTTGGCGCGGGCGTAATTGAAGAAGCGATCTCGTCAATCTCCTCGTCAGTTAAAACCGAATCTGCCTCAATGGTTTTTCCGTTGATAACATATTTGGGCATAAGCTAATTATTCGGGGATGATTTGATAAGATGTTCCAGACTTTGTTTTGTTTTTATTATCTTTTTGATCTTGAGATTTTTCACCTCGCTCACCAAAAACGGTTGGTAAGTCTACAGTTGTGAATACGCCCATTAGACCCTTGCCTCCAGCAGCGTTCATTAAGATAACAGCCTCTTCATCATTACCGGCTTTATATGCCTCTGACGCTTTACGCATGGCAATCTGCTTTGCCTCCATGCTTGTAGGTGCGGCTTGAACAGCTTGAGCATAAACCTCTGGACGCGCTTCAACGCCTTCAACGGGAGCAACCTCGTAAGTTTGTCCAAGCGCAACTGGAGCTTGAGAAACAAATGGAACGCCCATCGCCTCGGTTTCAGCTTTAGGTTCCTTCTGATACATCGAGTTGAATACATCAGAGTTGATTGCTCCTTTGCTTACTGGCTGTCCGCCCATATATCTCGTGCCAGACTTAGACCCGATTTCAATCTGTGTTCCGTCAGCAAGGACCTTCGGCTTCTTTTCCTCTTCGGTTTGGATTGTAAGAGACTTGTCAATAAAAGACGAAACCTTTGCTAGTTGTTCACTGGCCTTCTTTGTGTCACCTTTTGCAACAAGCGACGACAGCCTAGAAAGATCAGAGTTTGGAAGGTCAATCCCACGCTCATCTGCAAGAGCAATAGAGTCTTGAATACGCATCGCAAGCTCATCAGAACTGTATTCTGGGGGTTTTTCTTTCTCGCTTACCTTCGGTGTAGGAACAGACGCTTTCTTTTGAAAAGCGAATAATTGAGAAACATTGCCAGAAAATGCTTTGCCATTTTTGTTTACAATTGCGTTTCTAATTTGATTTTCAAATAAGTCCGCTTGATCGTTATACCCATTAGTCCGCATCAATTTGATAGCCGTTTCCGCTTGTGCAACGGTCGACTTTATATTTGAGTTTGGTGAAAGAAGGCTTTGAAGTGATTCCATAATTTCAATAATTAAAATACAACTCCGGACGCGCTATCTCCATCACCACCGCCGCCACCTTGCGATGCCGCGAACTTCTGTTGGCGAAGGTTCATCATCTGCTGGCTCATAAGTCCGCTCATGCTGTTCTTGATAAGATCGCCAACAATGGATGCGTCTGCGTACCTGTCGCTTAACGAGACATCCTCGTCCTTGAGTCTATTGCCAACATCTCCAAGGATCGGGGCGAGTTCTGGCATGAGTTTAAGAGCAGCGTCAATTTGAGTTGATGCAGCTTTAACCTGCTTCTTCTTTTCCCCCTGCTGCTTGAAGTAGTCCTTAACCTGCCCGGTTAGATCGGCAATTGATTGCTGCTGCTGCGCGTTTGCCAGCGCATTAGCTTGGATTACTTGATTGTAATCTGGGGCTTGATACCCAGTTGTTTGTACTTGTCCTGCGAATAGTGCCATAATCTTAAATGTAGCTATAATTAACATTACCCCAAGGGCTTGAGGCCGACATGTTTCCGGGATTAAATCCACCGCCGCCACCAAAGTTAAATCCACCTCCTGCCATGTTCATTCCAGCACCCATAAGCGTAGAACCAAACTGCCCAAGTGCATTCGCAGAGTTCATCTTATTTTGAATATTCATTGTGTGTCCTGCCATATTTGCTTGGTTTTGCGCTCCGCCTAATTGATTTGCGAAATTTAATGGCATATTGTAATCGAACCCACCAGATGTCGCAGCAGACCCACTCATACCCGATGATAGCAAACTAGTTCCAGCCCCAAATGCTGCTGGGGTTTGAGATAACAAGTTCAATCCGGGCGTGGTATAAAATTGACCTGCCCTAGTAAACAACTCACCAGTTGCTGCGCTTGCTTCGCCACGAAGTGCTTGTCTACGCGCCCCAACATCAGCAATGTTTCCGTATGCTGTTTGTGCTGCTTGTTGCGCCTCCGCCCTACGAGCAGCCTGTGCGGCCTCACGATTCATAATCTCAGATGAAATAGCGGCATTACCTCCAATCCGTCCAGCCGCAGCCGCAGCCTCTCTGGCTTGTTGTTGAGTTGTCCGTTGTTCTTCCGGGGAAAGCGTTCCACGACGAGCATAAGCCTCTTCTGCCATTGTGCCAAACATGCCTGTGTAGGGTGCTGCTTGACCTTGAAACTCAGACTCAAGCCCTTGCGCTCGTTCTGCGTATGCTTGTTGCAAGTCGATTGCCCTAGCTTGCTCTGGAGAAAGTTTGTCCATCAAGTTGCGGACACGACCAGTTTGTCCGCTCATTGTGGCAAGTTCCCTAGCACGAAGATCGGCAATTTGTTTCTGGGCTTCTCTACTCGCTCTTTGAGTTAATCCAAACAAGCCCTCCTGCCCTTTAAACCCAGTAAGATATTGCTGCGATTCACGAAGCGATTGCTTCATTAAATCTGGGCCAAATCTTTTCTGTAGAGCAAGGAATCCGGGGACATTTTGCTTGTAGTATCCAAGCATTCCCTCAGCTTGCTGCTGGGCCAAACTCTTACCATAAACCCTTTTCCCCTTAACCGTATTGTATGGCCTAGCGAAAATATCAATTGGTTCTGGCCTGTCTCCAGCCGCAGACTCGGCCGCTTTGGCAGACTTTTTGCTTCCAAGATAGGAAAGACCCCCACCAACAACTGTTGTTCCTACTGCTACCCAAGACATTATGATTCCTCCATTTCAATTTTAATTTTGTGTTCTTCGATTTTTACCTCTTCTTCAATTGCGTTAACAATTAAAGATGGAGATGTGTTTTTGCTCCAAGCGTTACATCTTTCATCATTCGGATTTAGAAGTGGGTTTGCTGGTTTGTCCAGAACAATACCAGCAACCTCATCTGGATCAGTTAAGTTATCTGGATTTACATGAAATGTAGTCCATGTCGTATCCTGTTTCACATGAAGAAACCTCTTTGTTCCTGGTTGTGTAATTCCCATGTATGGAGCGATATGAGTCACAGACCCTTCTGGTGAAATTACATCAACCTCACCAGTAGTGATAATGAACGGATGCCTTGTATTGTGAGTCATTGACATTATCAATGAACCAGCAGGCATGAAGATTGTCCTAGTGTAAAGACCCGGAGTAAATAAATGGGTCAGTGGGCATTCAACCTTTTCTTCAGATTGGCACATCGCATACTCAATCTTATCCACCTCGCTACAGGTAGCGAGTACATCTGGGTCGATGTGCGAAAGATCAAGGTTCATAATTTCATCTTTCTATTAAGCTGACCTGATAAGGCATCCAGAAAATGATGTAACAGCTGCGCTATCATCAATAGTTCTGCTAACTCCTTGTAATTGTCTAGCGACAACTTGCGCATAATCAGTTGAACCATTCATATACATAATGGTTGTAAGTCTTGTTCTGTAACTTGGCTCTATTGATCTTGATGAATAATCGTAAGCAGATCCATTTTTTGTAATTGCAACAGATAATTCATCAGCTTCATCTGTTAACCCAACAGAAGCGGTAAGCATGTAATAACCGGCGACACTTGGGGTGAATCGATTGCTTGAAAAATTGTTATTTGTATCGTGTTGCTCAACTTGGAATGATACTGTTGTATCAGTTCCGGTAGAAATACTTTGCGTTGCGTTTTTGTAAGCCCTAAACAAAGGCCCATTCCCAACCACATTTGCCGCAAGTTTTGCTTGGGTGACATTGGAGTCAGCAATCTTTGCTGTGGTGACACTAGAATCTGTAATAGCAGTAGTAACAACGGAGTTAGCTGCCATTTCGTTAGATGTAATCCCACCAGCAGACACCGCAAGTTTGCCCGGAGACACAACCTGCAAGGTAGTTCCTTGGATTGCGTCACCAGTAAATGTCGTTTCATCAATAATGTTGTTCAGCTTGGCACTGGTAATTGTGTCAGTACCCAAGAATGTGTAGGTTGTATTTACAACTCCCATGTTATTTTTGTGATAGAATTTGTCTGTTAGTGATGGAACCCGCCACTTGAATAGAGTGGATCTTAGGTGAACCTATAGTTCTTGTCAATGTGATAGTCCCAGTATAGCCGCGCTGACCACCAAGTCTGCACCTAATGCTTGCGGTTTCAGCCTCGTTCGGGCTGCTGGGTGATAGAATCTGACCACCAAGAAATGTAGTAGTAGTTCCAATGCTTTCTGCGGAGTCTGGGTCTTCAGTAGCAAACGCAATATCGTACTCGCCAGTTTCTCCAGCTAGGTTCTGCATTTGAACTTGTGCGTCTGTAAACCTCTTGCGTTCAAGGGTCTTGAAGTCGTACCCACGGCTGGTCACATACGAGTTAATCGTGGGAGTAACCACATCTGTGCTTTCATTCGTAACGCTCAAGCGGTCTACTGAGGAGTCGGCAGCGTCAACTTGGTGCAAGCCACCATTGGAGCTAACAGCATAAAGGTTATTACGAACCCCAGCACTTGCTGTGATGAAGTTCTTGATCAAAAACCTAGAATCTCCATAGGTATCAAGCGACTCCCATCCTTTATTCAAGAAGTTGTAGATTAGAACCGCGTTATTTCCACGGGCATCGTTGCCTCCAGCCACAGAATCCAATGGGACTGCGATGTAATAACGGTTGTTGAAGTAAACCGCTACCGATTCACCCGCAAGGTTCTTGTTGATGCGGTCGATGTACGGCTGGATGTTCTTGGAAAGTGGTTCCTCCGTGCCACGAAGGTTGTAATCGTTAAGGAAGGTAAGCCCGTAAATGCCCTCGTCGGCCAAGAATAGCATGTTGTTAGCCTGCATGACCACGGACTTGCGGGCCAAACACCCAACCTCGCCAGTAAGCTCCTTAACCACGGTGTCAGACAGGCTTCCTTGGGTCTGTGCCACAAGGTGGATGCTATTGCGGTTCAAGACCACCAAGGAATCGTCGTAGAAACCATGCATCGCCACCACATAGTCGGCAGTGCCACCAGTAATACGGAACTGATTCTCGATCTGGTCAAAGGTCGTAGTGTCTAGTAGGTCGGAAACCGCGATCTCGTCAGAAATCTTTCTGCTAGTGTAGACTGGTGCGCTAAAAGTGCCAGATTGGGAGTAGTAGAACGGAACGAACAACCTGCGCTGGAAGTAGGTAGCCCAAGGCGCGCCGGGTTGGTGCATAAATCCACCGCCAGCGCTGAACCTTCCACCGAACTCGAATATATCAGATGCAGAGGTATTGTAGTTCCCGATAGGGGCATACCATTCGATAAGCGTAGTGGTAGCATTTACCACTTGGTAGGAATTACCAAGCATGGCTTGAAAATCAGCAGTAGCTGTTGAGTAAACGATAATTACATCACCAGCAAAAATTGTCGTATTCCCAACAACTTTGGCAGAAACAAGTCCACTAACTACATCGACATCCTTGGCTTGGATGTTGAAAACCTGTGGCTGGGTGTAAGCACCACCGGGGGACAGGGTAAACCCATCAGTCATGGTTGCTGCCGTGGTTACAAATGTGGTGCTAGTAGAAATCCCAGATGCCACAAAGGTAAATGAGTCTTGGTCGACGATTGTTGCCACCGTGAATGTCCCATTTGGAGGAGTACCACTGGTAAGCCCAGCGATAACCACAGACGAACCAACGGTTAGCCCGTGTTCACGGACTCTCATTGTCACCACGGTATTTGGACTAGCGGTCGCGTTGGAGGACGCAGAAAGAATAGCCCTGCCATTAGGATACCACTCAAGAGCTTGTTGCCCATCCCGCATAATCATCACCTTGTCGAAGCACTGCAACATATCGCAGTTACTTCCAACGGTGGCTCCCACGGGATACGGGATAGTCGTTGCCGTGTAGGGTGTCGTAGAAAGGTCGATCTTCTTCGCCAGAGTCTCCAGCGCAACAATGATATATTCCTTGTTGGACT